CGACATATCGACAATTCGGCCAGCATTGGTGACGCTACTGGTAGTGACGTACAAAAGTTGGAATGCCGAGCCTTGCTGTCCGTTTTGATTGGTACGGACAATTTGATTTCCAAGTTGCGTCTGTCCGAATAAAGTATTACTTTCTTTAGAAATTGAACCTTTTTTGTTTAAAAAATCAAAAAATCCCATATTAATCCTTTAAAATAATTGACCAGCCTTCTTTGGCTGGATATTGATAAATTTTGCCATTAACTTTGCATTTGTTGCCGTACAAATTTATTCTGACTTTTTTTTCTGTGCAATTGTTGCCTTTTGCACATTCGGACAAACTGTTAAACACTCCATTTGGAGTTACATATTGGCCTTTGTAATTTCCGTTTTTTTCACCAAGAAAATGTTTTGTTGTTGGCTTAAATCCAATTTCTTTTAATGTTTTTTTTCTTTTTTCAATTACATCTTGAGATTGTTTTTTTCCCAAATTGGCTTTTCTTAATTTGTCTTTTGTCTCATCAGATAATTTGTCACCAAGCCTGACTTTTAACCCCAAATGACCTTCACCACCATTGGTCATGTTGGTCAATTGAAATCCCATTTTTTTAAATTTATCAATTAATTCAATTTCAGACAAATAAGCCAATTCATCATCGATGCCATCAACTATTTTTATAGCATCAAATCCATGTTTTTTTACAACAAAATGCCAGTACCTATTTCGACTTGTAGAGCTGTTATAACGATATTTTGAACTGCCCTTACCAACATAAAAAGGCACATTTGTGCCCTTTTTATAATGTACATAAACGTAAGAGTTGTTCATAAATCGATGTTTTCCACATTAATTTATGACATAGTATCACTAAAATGATCTAAATCCAAACGAACTCGATGCATATGGATTATCCAAACTGCAATGGGCTGCAATGATCATTGCAATAATGCCATCGACCTTGGCTGCTTTATCGGCCTCATTCTTCCTGACTTTGATGTTTCCATTGACATCCTCATAAACCTCGCAGTTGGATAATTGCCATCCCAAGAATGGATTCCCATCATGTTTGATTTGTTTATTTAATATCAATTTTTCAACATATTTGCTCGGATTTGATAACACTCCCATGCCTTGGCCGACTTTTTTCACTGGAATGCCAGCCTCATGCAATCTGGCCACCAGACTCGATGCATTGTATGCATCGTATCCGACTTCCTTCACATCATATATCTGGCACTGTTGTTTGATGTAATCGCTCACTTCCCGATCATCCATCACATTGCCTTCAGTGATCTTGAGAATGCCAGAACCGACCGCCACTCTGAAAATGTCGGCATAGTGCTTGGGTATTAATTCCAGCCCAGCCTCGGGCAAAAAGAATTTGAACTCAGCTCGGTAGTCCAGCTCGCCATATCGCTTTAAAGTGCAAACCGCATTCAAGTCTCGGGTTGCTGCCAAATCAAATCCGATAAATACTGCCTCGGGCACTCGATCCTCGATGGGCTGGGTGGCCTCATCCCAGAATGTCCGATCCAGCCAGGCACTCTGTGCCGATACAAATATATTCAAAGTCTTGCACAAAAATTCATTGAGTGCAGCTGGCTTGTGCTTGGCCTCCTCGGCCCTTTGAGCAATGGCTTCCTCAAAAACCGATATCCCATGCATGGGATTGGCCTTGGCCCAAACTGTCGGATCACGCCAATCATCATTTTGATCTAATGAATAAAGCAGCCCAAACCACCTCGGATTGTCCTTGGCCTCGCCATATAGCATGGATTGGTACATCGAGAAATCTTCATAAAATTTGGTGTCCTTGGTAAAACTGGCAGTAGTGATATAAATCCTCAACGGATTTTGTCTGGCCACCATACCTGAGTGCAGCACCTCGATTGAATTTCTGTCCACAATCTGGGCGGCCTCATCCACAATCACGCATGATGGGTTTTTTCCATCCCCTGTTTTCTTAGTGTCTCGGCTGAGTGCCTTAAACATCGATTGTGAATCCCCAGCTTTTTTGACCTCATATTTGCTGGGGTTGTAGCAGTCGGCCAATTCCTTGGGCATATTCTCAATGAACCCTTTGGCCGAATCAAACACAATGGTGGCCTGTTCCCGATTGGTGGCCAAAGTAAACACCTCTGGGCCAGCCTCGCCAAATTGCAGCTCATATAAAGCAATGATGGCCGTGATGGTCGATTTGCCAGCTTTCCTCGGAATAAACAAAATTACATCGGTGACCATGCGCTTGGTCTGATTCTTTTTTGACCTAAACCCATATATGGCACAAATTAATAGAATCTGAAATGGCTCCATCACTATGGGATCGCCAGCATTCGGCCCCTTGGTATGTTTTAAAGTGGCTGCAAAATTTAAAACGTGCTGTGGATAATCTGGATCAAAAATCCATTCCCAAGTCTTATTCTCATATTGATCGACAAATCGCTGGCACGCCAGTTGCACATCCCGACAAACATTGATCTCGCCCTTGGTGACTTGGATGGCATACAAAATGCCGTCTTGGTATTTCATGCAGCCTTTGGCCCTTTGAGCAATGAATCAATATTATTGGATTTGTCGGTTTTTTGGCCAGCCAGCCTGGCTTTGGGTGTGAGTCCCAATTCGCCCATTAATCTGATGCACTGCTCCAATGCCTTGGCTCGAATATTGACCAATGGATTAATGGCTGCCGTTTTGCCATCATTGTGCCAAATCATTAGCTGGTCATTGGTAAGCCTCATATTGCAATTGACGTACATTTCCATGGTGTCGGCCAGCATCCCCAATGTGTGCCGATTTTGATTATCGCCAATCCCATAAACATCAAACAAAAAGTCTGATGCCTCTTTGACAAATTGCTTTTTGTCAAATTGCTCTGGATGGTCGTGCCATTCCGCAAATGGCATTCTGTTTTTCAGCTCGGCTGGAATAGCTGCTGGTTTGCCAGACTTGCGTACTATGCGAGTCCCTTCAATTGAATGTAATTCAGCTGGTTTTCTCATAATAGCTTTTTCCTATGAAATTTTAAAAAATAATTTTTAAAAACTATTTTTAATTTTTTAAAAAAATTAAAAAATTAAAAAAATTTGTAATACAAAAAGTTTCATTTTTAAATTTTTTTGGTTTTTTTTGAATACCATTTACCCCCCCCAATTTGTTTTGCAGAAATTTGGTTGCCGCGCTTGCTTGTTTGATTTCGGGCAAAATTTAAGTTTTCAAAGGATTTCGCCCGACCCATGCGACTGGATCGAGGCCGACAAATCTGCTGCTGCAATCCCTAGCACCGATTGATAGTCATCGATACTGTAATCTGTCTCAGTGCGATTGTAATGACGATACACGCCATCACGCTCGAGCTGGGTCTTGTCACTGTGGCAGCCATGGCATAGGCATTGAAAGATGTTGCGATAAAACGCCAGCTCCCCAATCGCAGACCATGCAAAAAGATGGTCAACCTGTGATGCTGGTGAAACCACGCCGCGGATCAAACACGCCTGGCACATCGGTTGCATCGATAGCTTGGCCAGTCTTAACTTTTTCCACGAACTCTTGTCATACATTGAATTGAACTTTTTGCGTTCAACAGATTTTCTGGCCACATATGTGTCTCGACCGCCATGCTCAATACAAAATGTAGATAATCGTGATCGATTATTAAAACATCCTAATGATGCACATTTATTATTAGATGGCAATGTCGGCATAATTATTTGTTGGGATCTTGGATTATATGAATCGGATTATTATCAATCCATATATCAATATCAATCCCATTATCTTCACAATACTTTTGCTTGGCTGCACCATCAGTTAATATCACGCAATCTTTTCCGATTATCTTGCCAATCGACTTATATAATTCATCGATCTCATCTGGATCGGTCGAATGTGAAACGCAATAAACCTTGTCTTTGCGTAACCAAACCAATTGAATAAACACATTCCAAAATTTTGGATCAGCTGAATAGGTTTTGTGATAATCCAATGCAAATGTTAATTTGCCAGCTTTTTTTTCTTTAATAATGGCTTGCTCATCATCTTGATATCCAGCTGCATGAGCTGCTTGGCCGACTTGGACTGCCTTTTGCTTGGTATCAAATGGCCCTTTGCTGCCCCAATACCATCCATCGGGTTTTTTCATAATTGGCATAATAAAACCTTATTTGCTTAAACCATAAACCAACAATAATGCTATGACCACGCCAATGACAATGGCTGCTGATACATCAAGAATTGTCACTTTTTGCTCGTCTGTGAGTTTAAACATTTTTTCAGCTCCATAGTTAATTTCCATCACTCTATCACAATTTCATTAAATTCTGTGAATATTTGTGAAATTAAGACAAATAATCCTCAATGATCTCGATGGCCGTTTCGCTGGATCTGGCCACATAGACTAGATAATTTCGTTCATTGAGCATCAGTCTGATTCGCTTTTGATCATGGGATTCCAAGCCTTCTTGAGTTTTCATTTCAACAAATAGACCATTGAATCCATGCCTGGCCTCGGCCAAGAATAGATCTGGTACACCAGCTGTCAATCCTTCCAAAAACAAATTGATCCGATTTTTGGCCGATGTTGCTGCACCATTCGGTATCGAGAAAATAAGCGCATTGGGCCAAAAAGTCCGAATGTGTTGGATGACTTTGACTTGGATGGTGTGTTCTTTTATTCCCAAAATTTCTCCTGAGGTTCCCAAAATTTGTCTGACTTTGGTTTTTTCTGTATATAAATTGTGCATCTATTTTTAATTCCAAGCAAATAAGTCTGACCAGCCAAGCATTTGTATTGCCAATTCTGTGGCCCCAAATGCTGGCATTCATCACAAAAAATCCGATCATCATCGATAAATTCAAAACTGGGCCTTGGGTTTTCTTTTTCCATTGTTAATCCTTTTTTATTATTGGTTCCCATTGGTTCCCATTGGTTCCCAGTTTTCTGGAACCTATACCAATAGTGCTACTCAAGCACTATTGGTTCCCTGTTTTTTTCCTAAGGGGAACCGATCAATCGGGAACCAATTGAAATGAATCCTTTTCACTTAAATGGGTTTTCTATTGGTTCCCGA